TCGACTGCCAGTGTCGCGGCGATAGCGAAGCCGCGTTTAGCGCCGTAAAACTCCATGTACCGCCTGAGTTGGCTCTTCGCCGCTTTATCAAACTTTCCGAGCTTAACCTCAACCGGACACTCAGAACCGTCCGCGAGCTTCACTAGGATGTCGCAAAGACCCTTACCGCCCTTTGATCGAACAGGAACACTGATACCGTCAATGAACGCAGAGAGATTCGCCCTTATATGCTTTTGCAAGTCCAGCTCGCGGGGGGCAGATCGTGATCTCCCGTCGATAATGTGGACATATGCGGTCACCCATAAGTCCGAGTAGGCTTCGGACCACAGGCCACTTCGCATAACCTCATCCCGCGCTTTTTCTATCTGATCAAGCGCACGATTATAATCCCGATCTTTACACGCGCCATTTATCGCCCGAGCGCATTTCAGAGAGAACCAGCCGAACATTTCGACGAGAAGATGATTGATCTCTGAGCCGCCATCAGCAGGGGGCTGGTCAAATCTCATCCCAGCCGGGGTTAATTCCGGCACGATATAAAGCTTTTCGTTCACCGGACCAACCTCAGCACCCCGTGCCCCTCCCGTGATTCCGGTTAACGCCGCCGTCACACCATGAACCGTGCGATATCGCGCAGCAGCGCCATGATCTCATCGCCCGCGAGCTCCATGCCCAACTCGTCCTGATCGACCAGGAAGCGGATCTGCGACTGCGCCTCCGCCAACGTCCGGGCTGGCGTGTTCGTGATCCGCCGCTGCATCGCGGCCATCTGCGCGTACACCCGCTGCGTCGCATCGTCGCCGTCGGCCTGATCGCACTGGTGGAAGAGGCTCCGATACTCGGCTCGCCATCCGTCGTGACGATTGCCGCCGATCGGGGCGGATGCGTGACCCTGAGCCGCTGCGGGAATGCTGATCGCGAGCGGCGCGGCGATGAACGCACCTAGCAGCGCGCGGCGGGAGGGGGTCGAGGCGGTGGAAGCCATGGCGCGGTCCTTTCGCGTGGTGGTCAGGAGCGGCGGGGCGTTCGTAGCGGCCCGCCGCTCTGTTGTGCTTATTGTGCTACTTGTGCTTGTCTGTCAAGCGACTTGTGTCTGTTGTGCCTTTAGCATAAGCAGCGCTCATGACCGACCTTAGAGACCAGCGTATCCCCATTATGATGACCTCTCGCGAGGTCGCTGCGATCGACGCTTGGAGAGCATCTCAGCCGGGCGTTCCCTCCCGCGCCGAAGCAATCCGCCGCCTTGTAGATAAGGGGCTAACCCCCAGCAGGTAACTTGATCAATCTCGGGACAATTGTTCGCGACCGCGCGCACCAGCACAGGCTGATATCGCAATCTCGCCCGCCTCCGGCTCCATATCCTCAGGGTAGCGCACTTCGCCATTCTGATAGATAAACAGCTTTCGGCCAGTATACCCGCCGAAGCCGTTTTTTGCGTTCACCTCTCCGCAGACCGTGCCAGTCGAAACGTCGTATAGATGCTTGCCGAACTCCGCGCTGTTCGGGTCTCGAAGTAGGTCCTTCACAGCCTTCTCGGCCCGAACTTCTAAGACGAATGAACGATCAAATTGAGATTGTCTGTCCTCATCTGCTGACCGTATGGCGGGCTTAGCCTGCTTATTATCGACAGGCTCGATTTGTTTCGCCGTGTCAGGCATCGAACTCTTTCGCGGCGAGGCCGCAAACACTGAGAACAGCACCATCCAGCCCAGCCCAAGCACTCTGGCCTTTGTCGAGTGGCCTTTGCGAAGGGTAAACCAAGCGAAAATGACCGGCAGGAAGATTATTCCAAAGCCCAGCGGCAAGCTGACTTTACGCCTCCTTGGCGTCGCTAACCCATTCATAGTCGCTTCCCTTTCAGCGGCCTGCTTAGCAACTACCCTTTCAAACTGTCGACTCCCCCTTCCCAGCCACTGCCGACCACATGCGTGCCATCGTCAGCATCGCGTCTGCGCCCATAGGACCCTTCTTCTTCGCTTTCGGCTTGGCGGTCAGGCTCTTGAGCGGCGGCATCCGCCTGGCGCGCTGGAGCGAGGCTATGTGCCAAGCCAGCCAGGCGCGATCGTCATGCGCCGCCAGCGCCCGCCGCGACTTGCCCTCGACGATCAGCGTCATCAGGCGCGGTGTCGAGCGCCAGAACCCGTCCGGGTCGAGGCCGAGCTCGACCCATATGGTCAGCGCCCGCGACCAGTCCCACCCCGCTTCGTCGGCGCGTTTCCCTCCGCGCTCGCGTCGGCGGAAGCTGCCTCGGGGAATGCCGCCTGGAACGCGCGGCCGATGACCTCTGCCGAGGCCTGCGCCCCCAGATCATGGATTAGCCGACCGGCTTCCAAATCCGACATCCCTCCGTGCTTCGCTTCGAGGCCGATGCGAAACACGGAGCGTATCATGCTCGGGCTGGACAGCTTGGTCCCGACATCAGCGACATCCACATCGAGCTCCTGCTCGATCGTGCATAGCGCGTTGAAGTCATAGACAAGCGTCCAGTCGCTCCCGGCCACCTTGAAGCCGACCTCACCCTTGATGCCGTTCGCCATCTCAGTCGGCCGCGCCGCGGACGATCGAACCGCTGACACGTCCGGTCACCTCCATGGTGAGTCGGTCGTTCAGCGGAGCGCTCGGCTGGAGGCCACGGATCAGGAGGTCGAACTCCCAGGTCACACCGTTCGGCCAGGTGAAGCGAAAGCCGCGCGGCTTGCGCGTTCCCTTGGCTTCGAGAAGCAACGTCTCGGTCGCGCCGCCGGGGACATAGTTGACCGTGAAGGTGCATTCGCCCGGATCGGTAAGGCCGCCGATGAACTCCTTCGTGCCGTCGGGCGACTGGAAATGCGTGACCTCGATCTCGTCGTCCATCTGCTGGGGCGGCGTGATCTCGAACGGCTCACCGATTTCGGCATAGGTGGTGCCGGTCGGCGTCGTCTTCATCTCGATGACGATGCCGAGACCGGTCATCGCCTGGCTGTTTCCTGCCATGGGTAGTCTCCTCAGGGTGCGGGGTGGTGCCAGACCATCACGTCGATGGCCGTGCGGAACGTGGTCGCGGGCTGGTCGCGGCTGCTGTCGTGCCGGACATTCAGGATGCGCGCGCTTTCGAAGCCGTCCGCATCGGCGAGCGCGCGGCCGTCGACCGCTTCGATCACCGCATCGCCGATAGCTTCTGCTAGGCCACGGCTGCTCGCCAGACAGTCGATCTGAACGCGCGCGGCGCGCACAGTGTGCGGCCCGGAAAAGGTAAGCGGTCGCGGATCGCTGATGAGGAGCAGAACAACCGCCGGAAGCGGTTCACCTTGCGGCCGCTCGTCTCGGTGGACGTGCGCGTCGACCAAGGCCTGAATGGATGGTGCTGCGCGCAGAATGTCGCGCAGCCGGGCGGTCATCGACATGCGTTCAGCCCTCCGCAGCACGCTTGATCAATCGACCCAGGCCGTCGGCGACTGAAGCGGGCATGTTGGCCACTTCCGCGTCCCAGCTCGGCCGCATGTACGGATGGGGTCGGGTCGCGTCATGTTCCCGGCCGGAGGGCTCGACGCGGGCCGGACGCCCCATCTCGACCTCGTCCGCATATTCGGCAGCCACACTCGGGCCGACATAGGCGGCGATGCCGCGCTCGGCGGGCGCGTCCAAGGCGCGATCGGAGGTAGCGATTTCGCGGCGCAGCTTGCCCGACCGGACCGGCACGATCTGCCGCGCGCCTTCGGCGACCGGCTCAAGCGCAGCCAAGAGGACGGCCATTACCTCCCGGTTGTCGTCCATCGCGCGATCGACTGCCAGCAGGCGCCGGTCCATCTCGCCAAAGCCAGAGATCTTGAAGCCGGTCCGCATCACTCGGCTCTGGCAATGGCGGTGATCTCGACACCAATGCGCAGCCCGATCTCGGCTATCGACTGAATATCAAATACATCCCCACCATCAACCAGGCGGTCTGCCGGCCTGATCGATGCCACGGTCTCGTCCCAGAGCGCAAAAAACGCTGCCGCGCGCCACGCGGTGATCTGATTTCCTGTGGCAGCCTGACCGTCGCTTTCGCGACCGGTCTGATCAACACGAGCGGCCTGAACCGTCGCGATCTCCTGCATGGAGAGATCATGATCGCCGTAGCTGTTTGGGGCGGGCGCGGCGCGAAGGACTGAGACGACACGCTCCAGCTTCGGAACTTCACAGGTCCAGGTCAGGCCCTCGGCGTCGATTTCCGGCGGTGCCGAAACCACGAACGTCGACCCGCTGAACAGAACGGCGTCGCCGATCTGCGGGTTCGGTATCTCGCTTCGACGTATATCAATGAGCCGCCCGCTCACTTCACGGATTGGTCGAACGGTCCCGATCTCGGCGACCCGCTGTCGGCAGATTACCCGGATCGGTGAAGCTGGCCCCGAAACCGACACGTATAGCGCGGCCAACGAACCTGGCGCATGGAATAGGGCATCAAGCGCAGCCTCGAATGGGTCCATGAAGCTGCTCCTGCAAACCGGGCGGCGAGACTG